ACAAGTACATTGTGATATATAAATGATATATAAAGTGTTTGACCGCTACACAAAAATGCTTATAATGGCTGTATAAATGCAAAATATGAGGAAATATAAAATGGTATTAAGAAACTTAAATATGACGCAAAATTTGGGTTATGTATTAACTCCTGCACCTAAAATATCAGAAGATTTTAGATTAGGATTGCTACGCATTGAGGCTGAAAATGCAAAGTATCTTGCTGAAGAGGCTAAGCGAGAGGAAAATTATCTTGCTAAAGAGGAGATAGCATAATGAACATCACAATGATAATCGACGGATTGGCTATGGCATTATTCGCTGTAGCCGCCGTACACTTGCCAGAGATTATAGTTTTTCTGGATCAATTTATTAATGTTTGGGGAAGATAATGGCTAGTTTAAAAAAATTAAAAGCTGATTATGAGTTATATGGCCGTATTTATGCTGCTGTTGCTTGTAATGCTGAATTAAAAGACAGCGATAGGGTTAGAGATATTGCTAGAACCTCACGTTCGCTTACTCTAAATAAATTTAATGATCACTTGAATGAGCTTGTAAAACAAGAAAAAATTAAAAGAACCAGAGAAGCATTAGATCAAGTCATGGAGACAATTGCGCCAACAGGAACACCTTTTCTTGCAATCCCAAATCCATTGATGAAAGAACATGCAGATCCAATTGACATTATGATTGAAAACAAGTCTGGCAGCTTAAACATTGATCTGCTTAACAAAGATCACGAGATGAAACAAAAGATAAAACAAAAGCATATGATGGGTATACTTTTGCATAGGCATCCTTGCACTTCTGCGCAAATGGCTGAAAAGCTAGCAATGCACGTTGATGAGGCCAGACCGTTGCTTGAGAAGCTTTTTAAGGGGGGTCAGATCGCCGTTGCGAAAGTTTATGACAAACCATCCCAGAAACGTGCTTCTTACCGTCTATGGGCGGCTAAATCTAATGACTTTAAGCCAGCAGAAGTGGAGCAATTGTTATGACATTCTACACAACACTCATTCTAACCTACGTCATTGGCGGCGTTGAGTTAAGCAATTCCACAATGTACCGCAGCGCAATGGAATGCGGCAATGCTATGCCAGCAAAATATGAAGCATACGCTCATTTAGATAGCATGGCTCAGTGCGTTGAGACAAATTATGTCAGCTCTGCATCAATAAATATTAAGCCAATAATTAGGCCAGAAGGATTATCATTATGAAAAATTTAACCAAAGAAAATTTGGAAAGCATATTAAATGATGTGTTTAAAAAGCACATTGTTAAAATACAAAAGCCTGAACGCGAGCGCATCCCGGCGCTTGATGATAGCGGGAAATTTGTGAGGCGTGAATTATGATTAACATGAGGAAAGATACAATCAGCTTAATAAAGAAATGTGCAAATGATGGGTTAAGCCAAAAGGAAACTTGCGACACGATGGGTATACTGCAAGTAACTTTATCTAAAATCAGCAAACGCCATAATATATCATTTGTAAATCATCATACAAAATTAAAGGAGAAACGAGATGCAGACAAAGGAATGCTACCAATATGTCACGAGGCTGATCAAGCTGAACGAAGCAGTGCAAGAAGACATGAAAGGCAAAGAGAAACGGACGAAGGGGTACTATCTTTGGATGTTGGACGAGCAATTGGCGATATTGAACAACCTCGAACACCGCCTTTCCGTTATGCGACGTTCGCCAAAACCAAAGAAGCAATGAGGGATCAGCCCAAAGAAATAAAATATGAGATCATGTATGCGCATTTGCTTCACACGTTTGAGAAAAAGCAGATCAAACTTGGTTTGCGAGATACTCCAAGCAGGACAAATCGCCCTCGGCAAGTTATTACAAATTCGCCATCACATCGCAATTTTGTTAGTGATAGTGATATTAGAAATATTAGACCGTTTAACCAAATCGAATATGATAAGATTTACAAATGCATAAATCGTGGCGGGCGCTACACAACAACTATGATTGCTCAAAGCACCGGGCTTTCTGTTTCGTCGCTAGCATGGACGTTAAACATTATGTATAAAGATAAACTTATTGATCGAGCAAATGTGAGAACAACGCCAATTATTGGCAATGCAGGGCCTAAATCTTGGCGGTATGTGTATTTTGCAAAATAATTAATCGTGTGGGCAAATCATGCCCGAATTGCCCACACTTCTACCTATATTTCATAGAGGTAATCATCAAGCAATATATTTACACTTCAAAGCTTTTTATTACTTGATTTAATAATTCATCTTCATTGTCAAAGTCTTCTGGGAATAAGCGTGTTGTCCATTTTTTTATAATATTATTATCACCCCTAGCCCAGTAAACTTTCTGCATATCAAATGCCACCAAAGCATATATATCTGACCTTTTGCGACCACCTACGACAACTGTAGGCCATTTGTATTTGTTTTCGTTATTTGCAAGTTTGCTGGCTGTTTTGACTTGTAGGGTCAGTAATTTACCGCTTGGCGTTTTGAGGTATGCATCATCTACATCGTGTTGAACTAGAGTGCATGAAATGCCAGCGTAAGCTAATTTTGATAGAGCTAGAAACTCTCCAGCTCTACCAATGTTATTGCTATGATTTGAGCCAGCCATAGATTTTATTGGTTTGATTGGTTCTATCAAGTAAACCATGCGTTCCACCATTCACACGGCGGGTTATTTTGAGGATTGTGTCGTCATTCACACCATCATCTGCAATGTTAAATAACTTGTTTTTATTAAAGAACCACATTGCAGTTTCAAATGCATAATCAGTAGCTACCAAGTCTGGATCAGTTATAATATCTGGTAAACCCATATCGCTTGAAAATTCACGATAGTTGTTCTTGCCAGTTAATTGTAAAAAGCCTCTACCAATATATAATTTACCTTCACCTTCGCCATTACCCATTCTACCTGAATATACCTTATCAGCTAATGCAGATGGGTTACGTGCATATGGTTCTGTGCTTGCTAAATCTGGGAAGCGGGTAGGCCAGACGCGCATCATGCTCTCTGGAGAATAGTTTAAGTTTTCCCTGCAAAGCCTAAATCCACCGCTTTCATGTGATGCTTGCCCCATTAAATGAGCAGCTCTTTCATTGGATAGCTCAAAATGTTTTGCTATAGCTCTTGCTGTGTTCTTTCCAAAATGTCCATCAGCGCCAACGCCGATTTTATCTTGGAGCTTCTTCATTGCTTCACTCATAATACTACTTCTTTTTCTTGGCAGTCTTAGCTGCTTGTTTAAATGCACCTGCTTTTGGCGCACCTTTTGCACCGGGCTTACGCATCTTTTCGCCGCTACCAGATTTAATACGCGCACGTTTCTTAGCTATATTTCCATATAATGACATTATCTATCTCCTATTTTTCAATTTTCTTTAGTTTTTCTATTGATCTCATTCCGCCAAGCCCAAGCATCCCCATCATAACAGTCATAAGGCTACCCATATCAAACTCTGGTAGCTCTGGTATGTCAACACCAGCAGCACTTACACCAAACACGATCAATGGCTGTAATACAAAGTGGTAAGCAAATGCTACGCCGCACACCCATCCAATAAATGGACGCCATCCACCTTTGAATAACGAGCCAGACGCAGCTTCAGCTTTGTTTATCTCCAATTGACCCATTAATGCTTGCTGGGCGTGGTTATCAGACATCGTTGCTATCTCGTGAGCCAACTGTGCCTTTTGGTCTTTGTCTTCAATTACTTTATCTAATAAGCCAGTAACAGGCCCTATTAAATTACTTACGAGACTCATCATTTTGCTTACCTTTCGCTAATGCGTTTGCACCAAAGAATACTGACACTATGCCAGCAACAGACACAAAGTAAATTGAAGCCATTGATCCTAATATCTTGGCGGCTTCTGTTAAACCAAATACATCTGCTAGAATGACCGCAAAGGGGTATAGGAGCATCCCTGACAGGGCATACCATGTCATTCTGCGTTGTGCATCACGTTGGGCGTCTTCATCTTGCATTCGCAAACGCCTGTCTTCCAGAGCCATACGATCCCATTCAGATTGATCTATTGTGCCATTGCCATCTACATCAAATTTTTTAAATTCATCCATATTTTCACCTAATCTGCTAATGGGTTATCCAATGCTCTTTGCAGTTTACCCATCAATCTATCTTCGAGTTCTTTCATTGATCCACTTTGCGAAACCCTAACACGTTCACGCTGATTTTCAAAGCGTACCTCGGCATCATCAATCATAGAGCGTACCTTATCCTCATTATCACGCACCATATCCTCAATGCGGTCTGTCTGCTGCTCTATGCGTAATATATCGTCTTTCAGGCCATTCTTAATGTCTCTGGTGTATTCCACGCTCTCCTCTACCTTTTCAGATATACCTGTAATCTTTGCGTCCATTACATTCATGTTTTGCTGGTATGCCTCTAGGTCTAATCCAGCTACAGCTTCTATCTTTTGAAATAAAACAAAGCCGCCATACAGGCCACCAACAATAGTAGACATAAATGCAAATATAGCCATGATAGAACCAGCCGTCAGCTTCATGCCACCAGCTTTGATTTGGCGGTCAGCCAAGCCATCAATGTCATTTGCTATCTTGGTTGTATCCATTAGTTTTCAAATTCCATCTCGTTGCCCTTTGCTTGCAGGCTTTTAAGTTGCTCTAGCTCATCACGTAGCATTTGTATCTCAAGCCTACGTTGTGCCAGCTCTACTTGGTATAGGTCATCGCAGTTAATACGAGACTTAGGCTTGTCTAGCGGTATAACTATGCGGGCATATACGCCAATATCTTTTGCCCTGTCGATTGTGTCAAAATTAGATAAGACGCCAGTTACGCCATACTCAAGGTTTACTCCGCCACCGACTGCGTTACTGCAATCAAGATTGCCTGCGCGAAACCTGTCACTCTGGTAATTCATTGGTGGATTTGGCAGTGATAAACTAAGATTACTACTCTCAGCCAATGCAACGCCGCCAATTATGGATAAAACAAACGCTAATTTCATTTAGTTTTCTCCATAACTTTAGAACATATCCTAGATGATATTAGTGGGCTTGAGCTACGTGGTTTCACCACCTTTGATATTGTGCATAAGTATAATGGATTATCTAAGTCTGATTTTCGGATATACACCTCAAAATCTTTACGCTCTTTGTAATCAACTTTCATAATTCTATATGTAGTTGAAAATGGCATACTGTTAAAGTCCAAGTCAAACAGCTCTACCTGATAATATTTAACGTCTTCTCGTTGATTAAATAAAGACATTTGAACCTTCATTACGCCAGATACGTGTGATGGTTTGAGTTGTGGGTAGGCTGGCGTCATCTCATGTGCATGAACTATAGACGCCAAGCCTATGAATAATATGGATAATTTATTTAGCAATGCATTCTGCTTGCACTACAGCCGTATATGTACCGCCAGTAAATGGCTTTGAGGCTGCATATGTTGCAGTGCTTGACGTGCTAAACCACGTCGATCCCGCAACGGTTAAATCAAACACTGTAGTATTGTCATACACAATTTTTGCACTGTCATACCCAGACATACCTGCGTCTGATGTTTTTGATACAGATGTAGAACCCGTCCAAGCTACGCTATCTGTCAAAGCAGGTGATGAGCTAAATGAGCTAGGGTGCGTAATGTTTGCCGTATAATAATCAGCTATTGCTACATCAAATCTAACTACAGGTAAAACACCGCCATCGCTTGTAGATGTACTTAGTGTACTTGCAGTTGGGTTTCCGTAAACGCCAGATTTATCAGTTTGTATAACGCACTTTGCTTCCACGTTACCTACTATATCCACACTTCCCGCAAGAGCTGGTGAAGCCAGTGCTATAAGTGGTATTGCTAAATATTTCATATTAACCTCACTTGTTATATTGCATGTCTACCATTTGTTCATGCAGAATTTGTTGCGCTAAATTATTTCGTAAGCCTTTTTTGTTATCTGATATGTTGCCGCCATTTAATGAGGCTACGTCATCATATATACCACCATTTATTGCAGAATTATAGTACATAGCTATATTCGTTTGCTGGTTCATTTGATTTATAATATCTGATTGGCCTTGCTCCTTAAATAACGTCAAAGCATTGGCTGATGCAGTTAAGCCTAACTCAAGTCTATTTTCTTTTTCCTTCTCGTCATCCTCAGATATAATATTACCATCCTCATCGTATTCGTAATCTTGCTCATTATCTATTGCGTCTAACACGGCGTCATCTTCCAGAGCTGCGTATATCTCAACTTTTGGTAAATCTGGTACGGGCTTAATATATCCGGGGCATGATGGGTTTAACTGCGGGTTAAAACATTCATCTATTCTAAAATTATATATTACCACTGCGTCTTTTACAGTGCCTTCACCTACAACGCTTATTGCGCCAGAACCCCAGTTTTCTATTGGTATATTTGGCAGTGGAAATGATTTAATAATTGTATTGCTTGGCATACCTGACCAATCGTCAATTTCTCTAAATGTGTATCCATCGCCAGCAGGATTAAGATTACTAACACTAACTTGCATATCAGCGTCAGTTTCTTTCACAGTTGTATATCTGTATGTTAAGCCGTTTATATCTAACCCCGGCACATCAGGTAAAATAGAACTCATGCCCCAGCTCAGTGAGTTTTGGGCTGCGTTACCAGAGAAGCCGTATAAGTATGGCTCAGAGTGCGAGTAAGAGGGATAGAGTGCTAATAATAACGCCCAGCCCAATCTTTGTTTCACTGTTATCATTAAACATCCTTTTAACTACGTTTTGCTGATCTCTTTCAATTTCTTCTTTTACAGCTTCCATTTCCCAAGCAAGCCTAGCTTTATCTCCAACTAAACCATCTTTAGGGCAAGGTGTGCCAGCATTCATCATTGCGTCGAACACGCGTTCATCTTGGCACATTACAGATACAGCAGCTACTTTCATGCCCATATCATACATAGTCTTAGCATTTTTGAGCTTTTCGCAGTTCATATCACGCACAGTTCTGCCAGCAGATATGCCAAGTATCTGTGTCTGTACCGCCCCTGCTACACCTACAGTACATAGGTCAGAGTTGCTTGTGTTTATATTTGGAGATATTGCTGATGGTGGTGGGCTAACTATTGTAGTTTCCATAGAACCATTAGAAGTTACAGTGCTTTCTGATCTAATCACATCATCGTCTTCTGCATAGGCATAGCCGCCAAGAATAAAGAAAAATATAATTATAAGTAAGCGTATCATTTCCGCTCCACTAGCCTGTCTAACTTTTCTTCAATGCGATCAAATTTACTCATTATCTGACCAAGCACTTGATTTGAGTCAACCTTAGTAACATATTCTTCTCTGGTGCGATTTAATAATATCTGCAATCTGTTTAATTCCACAACATATCCACGCAAGGTAAATCCAATAAAGCCTAACGCAAACGTAAGAATACCTGTCCAAACATCAGCCATTTCCATTAGTATTTACCTTCCCAGACACGTAGCCCGCTAAATTCATTACTCATTAGCTTTCTCTTTAACACATCTTTAACTGCTTGTGTATCCGTCCATTCAACACCAGCCTCCTTCAACCATACGCCAAGCATAGCCATATCTACATTGCCTACATGCTTATAGTCTGATCCAAATGAGTTATCAGTAACCTCACGGGCATAAGCAGCATCTCTTAACGCTTGCCCGCCATCATGTGTTTTCTTAATAAGTATCTGATCGCCTTCAAAGTACATTTTCTCTGATATTTTGTTTGATAAATTTGCCATCTATCATTCATTCCCATGCTTCATTTAC